CGTAGACCTTGCCGGCGATAAGATGGCTCTTCAGAGATTAAAAGAAGCAGCTGAGAAAGCTAAGAAGGAACTGTCTACTGCGACTACAACCAATATCAACCTGCCATTCATCACAGCTACTGCAGAAGGTCCAAAGCATCTGGATATGAACCTGACAAGAGCTAAATTTGATGAACTGACACATGACCTGATCGAGCGTACAGCTATCCCGGTACAGAACGCATTGAAGGATGCTGGTATTACCGCAGCTGAGCTTGGCAAGGTACTGTTAGTTGGTGGTTCTACACGTATGATCTCCGCACAGGAGAAAGTAAAACAGTTAACCGGCAAAGAGCCTAGCAAGTCCCTGAACCCAGATGAGTGTGTTGCAATTGGTGCAGCTATCCAGGGTGGTAAGTTAGCAGGCGATGCAGGTGCCGGAGATATCCTTCTTCTGGATGTAACTCCACTGTCTCTGTCTATTGAGACCATGGGCGGTGTAGCAACCAGACTGATCGAGAGAAATACAACCATTCCTACAAAGAAGAGCCAGATCTTCTCTACTGCAGCTGATAATCAGACCGCTGTTGATATCCATGTTGTACAGGGCGAGCGTCAGTTTGCAAGAGACAACAAGACCTTAGGCCAGTTCCGTCTGGATGGTATCCCACCAGCAAGAAGAGGTGTTCCTCAGATCGAAGTTACATTCGATATCGATGCAAATGGTATTGTAAATGTATCTGCTAAGGATCTTGGAACAGGCAAAGAGCAGCATATTACCATTACTTCCGGATCTAACATGTCTGATTCAGATATTGATAAGGCTGTTAAAGAGGCTGCTGAGTACGAGGCTCAGGATAAGAAGCGTAAGGAAGCGATCGATGCAAGAAATGATGCTGATTCTATGGTATTCCAGACTGAGAAGGCTCTGGAAGAAGTTGGAGACAAGATTGATGCTAACGACAAGGCTGAGGTTGAGGCTGATTTAAATGCACTGAAAGAAGCTATCAACAGAGCACCGGTTGATCAGATGACTGATGCCCAGGTTGAAGATATCAAGTCAGGTAAAGAAAAACTGATGAACAGCGCCCAGAAGCTGTTTGCAAAGGTTTATGAGCAGGCACAGCAGGCTGGTGCAGGTGCAGGTCCAAACATGGGTGGTGCAAATGCAGGCAATGCAGGAAGCTCCAAACCAGATGATGATGTAGTTGACGCTGACTTCAAAGAAGTGTAAGATTATATAACAGTTCAGACATGCGCCATTTTGGACGGGAAAGTGTGTTGCAAGCTGGCATGTTTGAACTAACGGACGGGTCCGAGAGGGGAGATATCCCCTTCCGGGCCTTACCGTCTGTTTAAACAAAGGGCATTTTGGACCCGGCAGAGAAAGAAATAGCAGTGATAAGAGGTAAACAACATGGCAGAGAATAAGAGAGATTACTATGAAGTTCTGGGTGTTTCAAAAGACGCTGATGAAGATACCCTGAAAAAAGCATACAGAAAACTTGCCAAGAAATACCATCCTGACGCAAATCCTGGTGACAAGGAGGCAGAGGCAAAGTTTAAGGAAGCTTCAGAGGCTTACAGCGTACTGAGCGATCCTCAGAAACGTCAGCAGTACGACCAGTTCGGCCATGCTGCATTTGAGCAGGGCGGCGGCGCTGGTTATGGCGGCGGGGTGGGGGGGGGTCGTCCTTCGGTCGGTGTTATTAGTTAAAAGGAAGCTGTCCGTCGTCCGGTATGTCCATGAATCCGTCGTTGTTGGCGGGCTGAGGATTGCCATTTGCGTTGCCTCCGTTGCTGTCTGCGAAGTAAATGTTTGAGGCCACAACTTCCACGGCCTTGCGGTTCTGCCCGGTTTTCTCGTCCTTCCATTTACGGGTGGAGATCCGGCCCTCAACTACGATCTGGCGGCCTTTGGAGAGGTAGCGGCCGCAAAACTCGGCGCGTTCTCTCCAGCACACGATCGGGATATAGTCCGGAGCGGCGTCTTTGTTCTTACTCGGTACCTGCACGGCGAGGTCGAAGCTCGCCACTGGTGTGCCGCTCTGTGTGTATCTGATTTCAGGCTCCTGAGCCAGACGGCCCAGAAGCTCCACATGATTAAGCATTGTCTTGTCCTCCTTGCTGCTTTGCGTTGTCCATAGCGGCGCAGGCTTCGTCGTACTGGGCCCGCGTCAGGTTGTGTGGATCCTGCTGTCCGTATTTTTTCAGGATCCATTCGTTGATCGACTGCTGAGAGTACCCGGCGTCCTCGCCTTTACGGTAGAGGCGGGAGAGCTGAGCGTCTGAGAGTGGTCGTGCGGCGCCTGAGCGCCCCGTCTGGCCATTTTGTGCCTGCGGCTGGGTGTTTCCCTGCCGGTTCCCGTTCTGAGTTCCTGTGTGCTGTTTCTGGCTCTGCTGAGGGGGTTCGCTGCTGTGGTCGCTCATGTCTGGATCGTCGTCGCCCTGATCAATGCCGAACTTCTCAAACAGGTAGTATTTGAGGCAGTACGTCCACGCGGAGCCTTTGGCCTTGTCCGGGCCTCCGTCGTTCGTTCCGATTGCGTGTAGAGTAACTTCCAGAGTCTCGTCCGGGTTGTCTGCGTTCGTCCAGCGGATCGTGAGGTCGGCCTCGTACACCCAGACAATGCGGTCGCCGTTTCTGGTGTGCTGCGTGAAGTTGGAGTAGTAGATCAGATCCCCGTTTTCACTGTGCCGGGTGGCCTGCTCGCCTACAATGTCAAAATTGACGCCGAACTCATTCATGGCCGGAGTGAGAAGCTGGTACACGTCGAAGATCTTCGCGAACTTGTACTTTACGCCGTCGCTGTGGGCCTTCTGGGTGATAGAGGGAACGGCTTCGCGCAACTTGATGAACTTCTGCTGCAGCGTCAGTGGTACCGGTGGGGTGGTGGCCGTCTTTGTGGCCGCCGTTTCCTTGGTTGTTGCCATGCGTTACCTCCTTACACGTCCACCGTGAAGGTGTCCGGTTTCTCAATGATCTGCACGCCCTCCACCAGCTCGCCGGTGGTTTTGTCTACGATCTGGCCGCCTACAATTTCGAGGCGTTTCTTGAACTCGCCCCACTTCGGCTTTTCAGTGTTCTGGATCATATCCTCATTGCCGGAGGCTTTCAGGTAGGCCAGCAGTGTGTCGTCGTCCTGTTTCATGGTGTTGCCGCCGATTTTCTTCACCAGAGTGCCGGAGAGAAGGCGGTAGCTGTGTTTTGTCTTGGTTGTCTTGTGCGGGACTGTCTCGAAGTATTCCGCGAGCTTTCCAGTGAGAAAACGGGCGCCGTTTTCATATCTGCGCTGAGCAGCGTCGATTCTCTGCTGGATCTTCTCGATCTGGCTTTCGCCCAGTGCGGTGATCCGGTCGAGCTCGGTCTTTTCTTCTGCGATTTTTCGGCAGGCCCAGTCGGCGCAGCCGTCGTCAGTGATACGCCATACCGGGCGCGGAGCGCTTTCGGTTTCCTCTGCGTCGAACATGTTCATGTCCATTCCTTCCAGTTCGTCCAGTGTTACGGCCGGAGCTTCTGGCTCTGTGGTAGGTACTGCGGTTGCTTCTTTGATTTCTGCGGCCTGCTCTGCCTCAGCTATTGCTTTCTTTGTCGTTGCCATGGTTCTGTTCTCCTTCCTTTGCTTCCAGAGCCTCGCGGGCTTTCTGGAGTTCTGCCTGCGTGTCTCTCAGTTCCTTGTCCTTGCTGGTGAAAAACTGGTACCACTCGCCTGAACTTTTCTTGTACTGCTCGGCTTCTGCCTCAGCAGCGGCGGCACGTTCCGCCATGCTGGCAAGTGCAGCCGTGAGCTCTGCGATCACGCTTGGCTTGTTTTCATTATTCATTCGGTTGCCTCCTTAAAAAATCGGTGTCCGTTAATGGTCATTACATAGATCTGGGACTCGTGCCACTCGCTGTCCACGAGAGCAGGAGCATAAAAGTATTTGATCGGCTCGGTCGTTGCCACGATCCCGAAGTCGAACACGTCCTGCACGGCTTCGAGGGCTTCCTGAGTTGGTTCCGGACGGCGCTTGCTATATGCGTACACGCGCAGCACTTCGTCCGGTCGGATCCCTTCGTCCTCGCAGGTCTGGAGAATACACTGAGCTACTGCGATCTTTCCGGCGAAGGGTTCGCCTCCAGCTTCGGCCGTGAGCACCTGAGCGATCTCCAGTCGCTCGGCGTCAGTGAGAGTGTAGCGCTTCTG